CGACAACTGTCTCTTGATCATAGACAGTTGATTCTTCTTCTTCGGGAAGTGCAGCGAGTCAGAAACAAAGTAAACAAATACAGGAGCCAGTTGAAGAAGTTGAAGAAGATTTTGATTTCAATATCAATGAAGATGATCTTGTTGATGGAAAAACAGTTAAAAAGGTTGCAAAAAAAATTAAACAACTTGAAGATCGTCTTAAAAAGCAAACTTATCAGTCACAAGAAGTTGCAATTGAAGCAAAAATAAAGTCAGATTTCCCTGATTTTGATAAAGTTGTTTCTGTTGAAAATGTTCAAAAACTTAATGAAGAATTTCCTGAAATTGCTATAACTTTAAGAGATACACCTGATCTCTATAATAAAGCGGCTGCGGCATATAAAATTATGAAAAAGTTTGGAATACATAAAGATTTATATGGAAGTGACAAGGCAAAGGCTATTGCTAATTCTCAAAAGCCTCGACCTTTAGCATCTGTATCACCACAACAAGGCGATAGTCCTTTAAGTAAAGCTAATGCATTTGCAAATGGTATGACTAAAGAACTTCAAGAACAACTTCGTCGTGAAATGAATGAAGCTCGAAAAAGAATATAAATAAGTATATGGAGGTTATATGTTATTTTTATTATGTATGTTGATGAGTTTTTTATGTTCAGCTTCTGAGCGTGAGCCATCCAGGGTTTTAAGCTCTGATAATATGAGTATTTCGGTTGATGTAAGCAGCTTAACTGCAACCCCTGATCATTTCCCTAGCGAAGAAGATTTATTATGTGATATGGCTTTAAGTAAATATAAAATACCTGAATGTGATATATCTAAATTTATTAAGCCTTATTTTTTAACTGCAGTTAAAAATAGCCCAAAGCATGGAGATGATAAGGATGAATCTTGTGGTATAGATGTTCTGAGAAGATTTCGATCGGGTGATAATTTGCCGTCAGCTACAACAACTTCTCGAGAAGTTAATACTAAGAATGATGATGATCGTATTCATGAGATGGTAGTGAAAGCTATACATAAAGCATTTGAAGAAAAAGAGCGTGCTTTAATAAAAAAAGAAGCTGCTTTAAAGAAGAGATATTCAGGTAAATTTGTTGCATCGTTAACTGCTATTGTTGGTGGACTGACTACAATAATAACTTCTATATGTACTGCCTTTATAACCATGCATGCTGATAAATAGGGTGATATATGAAACTACAAGAAAAGCAGTCTATATTTGCTAAAAATGTTGGATTGTTGTTACAGCGTATTTTTGAGTCACCTTATACATGTACTTTTGGTGATGCATTTAGGTCTCCAGAACAAGCCGCTCTTAATGCAAAAAAGGGAATTGGTATAAAGGATAGTTTACACTGTAAAAGACTTGCTATAGACTTAAACTTATTTGATCATGATGGAAAATATTTAACATCTGGTCCTGCTTATGAAATATTTGGTGAGTATTGGAAAAGTCTTCATCCGTTGAATAGATGGGGCGGAGATTTTAAATCTATTAAAGATTTAAATCATTTTGAAATGCAAGATTCATGATGTTCTTGTTCATCTAATTCTTTTAAGCAGCTGTACTTAGTTTTAGACTTTCTGGTGCAGCTGCTTAAAAATTATTGAACGTTAATTGGAGATATTATGGCAATTGGTTTTATTCTTAAGATTGTGTTTTTAGGTGTAGCAGTTGGTGCTGTATTTGTAGGTAAGAAAGTTTTTCATTTAAAGGATGACAATCTTATTGAAGAAGTTTCAGAAGAGATCTTAAAGGAAGAATTGAATGTCGATATAGATCTTACTCCTGAAACTCCTGAAAAAGATGAACCGTCTCTCTTGGTTAAAGAAATATCACAAACCGTTGTCGATAATATAGATAAGATTTAATTCTTGCTTTCTTATTAATTGTTTTTATATAATAGGCTTAGCGTATCGAGAGTCGCTATCTCAAAAACTTCGGCGTATTGATTCTCGCCAAATCATTCTAGACGTATTGGTTTCGTCAACCTAAAAGACAGATAATTATATAAATATGATTAGTAAGGAATAGCATGTCTATTACAACTACTAGTTCATTGCCAGCACCGGTACAGCAAAGCTTTTCTTATAAGCTTTTAAGTGTTCCAGTGCCTTTTTGAGATATTGGGCACTTTAAATCTTCCCTGATGGACTTGAAAACCTTACCGGATAATGCTGAAGGCAACAAGGCGCAAGCAGAATCGAAAGATTCCGGCAGCGTGAACGTAGCAAGCGGGAAGACCTTTTCCAACGAAGAGGATGCGGTGCTCTGAACATTGCAGAAATGCAGTGAGGCGTAAGTAGAGAAAGCGCCCGCCACTTATGTGGTCTTAAAGTAACAGATTGAGAATATGATTCATAAAATACCCGCAATGCTTAAACAAATGCCTCGTAATGGTGGTACAACTCTTCGTATGCGTCGATATAATCCACTTGCTGTTGCTATGGTACCGCTTGGAAATTCAGGTGTTACTCCTCCAGCTCAAAACTTAACAGCAATCGATATCGATGCGAAGTTATCATTTTACGGTTTCAATTAGGTGCCGTAACAGTTTAAGATGATTGACCTACGTAATCTTAAACGAGCAGGTTAACAATAGTCCTGAGATCTTTGAAATTCTTGGTTTTGTAAGGTTAGAAGATAGCCTGCTTTAAACCCGCTCTGATTGACTTGGAACTCCTTAATGGACGACAAGGCGGAACCCTAATGGGACCGTGAGAGACTGAGGCGAGTGGGCACCGTAAGGTGAAGCGACAGTCCGAACTTGTAAGTAATTACAAGACAGGGGAATAACAAGACCCTGCGCTCGAAAGAGTCATAAAAGTAACAGAATTGAACTCTTCAAAACCAAGACCCTAAACATAGATGGGGTCTATAAATTCTCTCTAATTGACTTGGAAGCCTAAGGCGAAAGCTATGGTGACAAGGGCCAAGGACGAGATCTAAGAATTTTGTTTTAATGGATGTAAATGCCAACGAGAATTAAGTTTTCTTGATTTCTCAAGGCATTCTTGGCGTATTAAAATAGTTTCTTCTGATAGTTTATTGCTTCCAATCTGATTGGTGTAAGTTTTTCTAAAATTAATCATATTTTCGCAATGATCTTTTTTGATTACTAAATAAGGTAGAACTTGTTCACATAAATCAAGAAGTCTATCTCCGGATGCAACCCAGGTAAAAACTTCTCTTTCGAATTTTCTACTAGAAGTTGATCTACATCGCGCAGAATTAGTTCCACTGAATACTTTATCAATCCAATCAAGTAATCTAACATCTGTATTATCTATTTTAAGAATACCTCTATAATGCTCAGTTTTATATCCATCACCTTCTTTCTTGGGAAGTTTGTTGATAAAAAAACATCCTTCTCCATCAATAATTCCAGCCATGTATGATAAATGAAGTGGATTGTATATTTGAGCGGCAAAATCTTTAGATCTTTTATAGTATTTTCGTGTCATGATTACCTAGATTTTAATTAACAGTATTACTATATAATAGTACATGAAAAGGATGTATTTGTCCAGGCTGAACGACTAAATGAGAGAACCCTTAATTGGGATGCGATAGTCTGAGCTCTATTCGAAAGATAGAGAGATGGATCCGAAGTGGTCTATCCGCCTAGCAATAGGTTATAAAAGTAACAGAAAGGTCTTGAATGAATGTGCTGCTCGTCTTGGTGTTTCTCTTCGCCAAACAGAAGATCAGTTAACTCGTGATATGTTAGCTTCAACAGCTGCATTCATTAACTGTACTGCTGGTATTAACGGTGATAACCCTACAGAATTAACCCGTTCTGATATTGATGATGTTGTACGTGCCCTTTTGGGAAATAACGCGTATACCATTCTTGATAATATTGAAGGGGAAAATAAATTCGGAACAAGTCCTGTTCGTGATGCGTATTTTGCGCTATGTCATACAGATATGACGAAAGATTTGGACTCTGTTGATGGATTTATCCAAAAGAACCAATATCCATCACCTATGAACGCACTTCGTTCTGAGTGGGGCGCAGTTGGTAACCTTCGTTTTTTGATTTCATCTATTGGTTCAGTAACAAGAAATGCTTCAAACTTAAGCCACGATGTTTATAACATCTTCTGTGTTGGTATGGAAGCATACGCTTGTGTTGAACAAGACGGATACAGTGCACAATTTATCTATCGTCCGCCAATATACGATGGACCTTTAGCATTGAACGCGTCAGTTGGTTACAAGTTCGCAGAAGTTCCGCGCATCCTCAATGACCTTTGGGTGTTGAATTTACGCGCAACATTAGGTTAAGAAAGGATAGTCATGGATAATACTATTATTCAACAAGGTCGATTTACATCTGATGGTAGTACAGTAGTGCTTTCAATCAGATCAGATATTGATTGGATGGCAGTTTATAACGTCACTCAAGCTGCTGCATCACAAACAACAGCTTTAGGTGTTAAATACTATTGGCAACGTGGTTTTCCTGCGGGCGCTAAATGGTCAACGCTTAAATCAAACGCTGCAAATGCTGCTAACTTAGAAGCATATTCTACAAGCAGTGGTTTTACATTGATTGACGGTTCATCAACTCCTGGACCAATCAATGCTACTATTACAGCAATTTCAAACGCTGCGATTCCAGTTGTATCAAACTCTGGTACAAATGGTCTTGTTGCTGGTGATATTGTAAGGCTTACAAATTGTGCTGGTGGTGCTCAGCTTGGTGGTCTTGATTTCACTGTTGGATATAACACTTTAACAAGTGGAACATTCAGCCTTGATTATATGCCACAAATAGTTGCAGCAACAACAGGTTCTTGGAGAAAGCTTGCTTCTCCAACATCTATTTTTTATCCACGTCGTCGCTTTATTACAAAGATTACTAAAGCTACTCAAGCTGTTGTAACTTTGTCAGTAACTCATGGATATCAAGTAGGACAACTTGTTCGCATGTCTGTTCCTGATGCATATGGAATGACAGAAATGGATGGTCTTCTTGCTACTATTGTTGCAGTTGACACTACAACAACTACAGGAAATAGCATTACTATAGATGTTGATTCATCAGCATTTACAACTTTTGCATTCCCTGTTACAGCAGATTCACCATTTACTCCTGCTGAAACAATTCCAGTTGGGGAAGATACAGCAGAAGCTCTTTCTGCTGGTGTTGATACAATAAGTGATGCTACTCTTAATACAGCGTATATTGGTATTTCTTTAACAGGTGGTGCAAACTGTCCTGGTGGAGCTGCTAACGATGTGATGTACTGGGTTGCTGGTAAATCATTTAGTGTTGATAACGAGTAGTTTTTTATTCGTATAGAAACAAATAATGTGTAATAATTTAAAAAGTATTACACATAGAATTTTCATGGGTGTAGGACGTAGTAATTCTGCACCCATGAAAATATAGAATATTAGTCCAAAAATACATGGAAGGAATTTATGTCTACAGAAGCAAATGTAAAACGATCAATGGGTAAAGATTCATTGGTTGGTCCTGAATCTAAATCACAATTACTCCTTCAAAGAGATAAAGATCGTGAAATGGTAAAAGGGATATTCCGATTTCATGAAGTTCCAAATGGAAGAATGGATTTTGTTTTTAAGAAATATAAACAGGATCCAATTGAAAAATTTAGTATGATTGATGGTCAAGTTTATACAGTACCGCTTGGTGTTGCTAAGCATTTAAATTCTAATGTTAAATATCCTATTTATACGAATTCGCGACTTGATGAACAAGGAAATACAGAACTTGTGGTCAAAGAATGGATACGTCGCTGTAGTTTCCAAAGCTTGGAATTTATTGATCTTGATGATAAATCTACCATTGCTAAAAGCAATATAATTCGTGGTTAATAATACCAAATAGTAGGAAAAATTATGGCAATTCTTGCTCAACAGTATCCCGTTTTTCAGAAGGCAATGCGTATTATTAGTGATATTACTAATGCATATCCTGCTTCTGTTACTACAACATTTAATCATCAATATGTTACTGGAATGATTGTTCGATTAAATATTCCTGCTGGGTTTGGAATGCTAGAAGCTAATCAATTGTATGGGCCAATTATTGTAACGGGAGATACTACCTTTACAATTGATATAGATACAACAAATTTTAATGCATTCAGTGCGCCGGTTTCATATCCTGAAAGTTATCAGTCAGCGCAGGTTACACCAATAGGTGAAATATCGAGCACATTGAAAGCAGCAACACAAAACGTACTTCCATATGCTGCAAGTTAACTTGTTAACGAGTTAACTACTTAAATTTTTAAAACTTATTATTATGTGATTAAAATTTATGACTTAAAGCATGGGAGTATGTCATGCCATTGATACCTGATAACAGTTATTCAACTCTGGCTAACATTCAGACAAAAGTAAGAAGACTAACTCGTAGCCTTTCTGAAAATCAATTGTCGACAACAGAGCTCAATAATTATATTAATACATTTATTTTGTATGATTTTCCTGAACATTTAAGACTATTTAATCTTCGTCAAACATTTACGTTTTATACGCAGCCATATGTTGATGTATATTCAACAAGTGATTCTTCTAATAGTGATTTATATAATTTCACCAATAAATATTTAACAATACATCCACCTGTATTTATTGCAGGATTTCAGGCTCTTTATACTGAAGATAGGCAGCAATTTTATGGAATATATCCATTCCTTAATAGCATTGCTTCTATTGGTGTAACTGGTGACGCTATAACAACGCAATTTTCTGGTGTTATCAATGCTGCTCAAGCTAATACAAGCCTTATAAGTGGTCAAACTATATGTCTACTGAAAAATAATGTTCTTTTTAGTTCTATTGATGCCAACAATAATGGCCTCGCAATGATCGATCAGCCACTGACGAATAGTAACACTATAGGTAATCTATATGCTCCTGGATCAACGCCTCCATCTTTGACTGTGCAAGATACTACTAATTATATTAATTACCTTACGGGTCAATTTGTTGTTACTTTTCCAACTGCTCCTGGCGCTGGTCAGCCTATAAATAGTCAATCAGTTCCGCAACAACCGACTCGACCTCAGTCATTGTTATTTTTTGATGGGGAATTTATTGTTCGTCCTGTCCCTGATCAAGCATATGCCATAAATATGGAAGTCTATGCTCGCCCAACAGAATTATTGGTGAATACTCAGATACCACAACTTGCAGAATGGTCCCAATATATATCTTATGGGGCGGCAATCAAAGTATTCCAAGATCGTATGGATTTAGAATCTGTTCAGCAAATATATCCTGAATTTAAGTTACAAGAAAGACTATGCTTAAGAAGAACTATAGTTGAGCAAACATCTCAGAGAACTTCTACTATTTATAGTGAGCAATCTGGAGCAGCTGGCGCTTACGGACCAGGATTCTTTAGTGGCGGTGGTAGTTTTTAATTAATATAATTTAATAGGAAAAATTATGGCTTATAATGCAAATATTCCAGCAGCTAGTGATTTAATATCACAATCTCAATCTCAGATTCTTGCTAACTTTCAGGCTCTTTCTCCTGTTGGTAATGGTTATTTAGATATGCCTGTAAAAGTATCAGCACCAACTTTTGGTGCTGGTGACACTGGTTTTTATAACCTTAATAACGCGACAACTTCTACCAATGAAACATATCTTATACTTAATAGAACTGCTCCTGCAGATGCTCCCGCTTTTGTTGCTATGTCAGCATCAAAACTGAGTGATACTGCAATGGCATCATCTGGAAATGGTTGGTCATATCTTCCGAGCGGACTTTTAATTAAATGGGGCGTTGTTGCTGCGGCAACTGCATCAGTTGCTATTACTCCAACGGTAACCAGTGGTGGTCCTAATTTTAATAGAGTATTTACAGTTTATGTAACTGGTCTTGATACAAGTGCTAATACCAACTTTACTTGTGGCCAAAATACGACGGCTAATAATACATCGGGTAATTTTACGGCATATTGCGCTAATCCAAGTGCGACAACCAGCATAAGTTATCTACTTATAGGGGCTTAATATGGCACGCATTGATCGTTTTATGATAGCTCCACTAGCAAGTGGTCTACAAACAAATTTGAAACCCTGGTTAATTCCAGATGATGCATTTGAATTACTTCGTAATGCATATGTCTTTCGTGGTCGTATCGTAAAGCGTTTCGGTGCGAGATTAATGGAAGGTACTTCTGCTTCTGTTGTTGGATATGAACAACTTACTTCAAGACTGAGTATTAAAATCGGTACAACAAATGCTGTTACTGGTAACTTTTCAGCTACTGTTCCAGGTGCTATATTTGAAATAGGGCAAATGTTTTCTATTGGAACACAGATTTATACGGTATATCAAACTGGAACTCCTGCAGCAATGCTCACGACTGGTGCTGGATCAGGAACGTATGATACAACGACTGGTGCTGTAGTAATTACAGCTGGTCCGCTTAACACAGATGTTTATTTTTACCCAGCACAACCTGTTATGGGTCTTATTAGTTATGAGCAAGATGGTTTGTTTTATGATCCAATAATTGCATTTGATACACAGTTTGCGTATCAATTTACTGCAAATGGTTGGGATAGACTTGGAACCGCTGTTTGGACTGGCAGTGATGCTGATTTTTTTTGGGGATATAATTGGCGCGGATCAACAAGTGATTTAACATATTTATATGTAACTAATTACAATTATTCTACAACACTGACTGGATCTGATCTTATGTATTATTGGGATGGATCAGCATGGAATGCTTTTCAGCCAATATTTAATAGTTCTGCTGCTACTAATACTATTTTAACTGCCCGTATTATTTTACCATTTAAAGATCGTTTAATACTTTTAAATGTAGTTGAAAATACAGGAGTGGCTCCTGGAACAAATAAAGTATATGTTAATCGATGTCGTTTTTCATGGAATGGTGATCCTACGAATGTGGCTGCATTTTATGAGAATGTTCCTGGTGGTGGTGGATATATAGATGCTCCTACAAAAGAAGAGATCATTACGGCACAGTTTCTTAAGGATCGTCTGATTGTTTATTTCCAAAATAGTACATGGGAACTTGTGTATACAGGAAACCAAATTCTTCCATTTGTTTGGCAACAAATTAATACTGAACTTGGTGCTGAATCTACATTCTCACAGATCCCATTTGATAGAACTGTTGTTGGTATTGGTAACGTTGGCATTCATTCCTGTAATGGATCAAATGTTGACCGTATAGATGATAAAATACCTGATACTGTATTTAGCATTCATAATATTAATGCTGGAACTGAAAGAGTTTATGGCATTAGGGATTATTTAGCGGAAACAGTGTATTGGGCATATCCATATCAGAATCAGAATTCTGTTCGGCCATATCCTAATCAAATATTAGTTTATAATTATAAAACGCAATCATGGGCTATTAATGATGATTCTATAACTGCATTTGGATATTATTACCCAACGACATCATCTGGATCATCATGGTCTCAAACTCAACAATCTTGGCAATCAGCATCATTTCCTTGGGTCAATGCTCCTACGCAAGCACTTACAAGAAACGTTCTTGCGGGAAACCAAGAAGGATTTGTATTTATTGTTGAAAGTGGTGGTGGTGATGATTCCGGTTCTTCTACAACGAATTGTTCCTCTTTGCAGATCACTAATTTAGCTAATGTTGGTGGTTTGGCAGTATTTACTGTTATAAATCATAATCTTGAAGATGGTGATTATGTCCTTATAGAAAATTGTCAGGGCTCTACGAATCTTAATGGATTTATAGCTAAAGTTAATCCATATAATTTACTAACAGGAGCATATACTCCTGATAGTTTTACTGCGACTTATTTTAATCCTTTACCTGTTCCTGGAAAAATTTTAGATGCAGTTGTAGTTGGTACTTATTCTGGTGGCGGAACCCTTACAAGAGTTACTCCTCCTGCTATTGTTACGAAGCAATATAACTTTTATGTGCAAGAAGGAAGAAATGCTTATATATCTAAAGTTGATTTCTTAGTTACAAAAACTGAAAGTGATGATGATGGATACGGTGGTCAATTTACAGTAGATTTCGCAACATCGTCATCTGATGAACTTTTAGTACAATCAGGAAAACTTAATGGGTCTATCGTTGGAAGTAGTATCGTTGAAACTACCCCATATGCTTTAATTCCTCAAGAGAATAATCAATCGAGATTGTGGCATCCGATATATCTTTTGGCTGATGGAGAATGTATTCAATTAGCAATATATCAAAGTGATATTCAAGCTATGAATCCTACAGTTTCAAGTTCAGAATTTGAGATACATGCCCTAACTTTTTACGCGACAAGAACTGCATCGCGCCTTCAGTAATAATCAATACAGGGCCCACATGGGCCCTGTTCTATTAGCTCTTTATGTACTCGATTACAATATATGTATTTACATAAGCGCTATAATCAAAATCTGTAATAATGACAACATCTGTTGCGCTAATTCCAAGTTCTACATTTAAATTATTTGCACCACTTATAAAACTTGCAAATGGAAGAGGTATAGCAACGCTTGCATCAGCTTTTGAAGATGTTCCATAAATTCTGGTGAATGAATATCCCTGTACGACATCTATTCCATGAGCAACTGATTTTGCTGCAGAGTTAGGAAGAGCTCCAAAATTAACAACCATTCTAAATACTTGTCGTAGAGTTGGAGCTTGCGGCGTTGTTGAATCAAGGGAGGGGTTTGGAAAGTATATTTGTCCATTGATGAATTCTTCTCTAGCGTAATATCCAGCATCACGAGTATTAAGGGATAATGCTATAGTGTTAACGTTTTGATATAGTCTAATTAATAGCTCTTTCAGTTGTGGATCTATATTAAGAGTTTCAAGTTGTTGTCTGTCCCATGTATTTGTAGTTGGTACAAATGAACCAAAATTTGACTGTGAATTTATAGATCCTGCCATTATAATTCCTTTGGGTTGTTATTTTAAATAGTCACCTTAGTATATATCTGTGTCCTTATTGTAGTATATGTTGAACTTTAATCATGAGGTAATTATTATGCCAAAAGAAGGTCGAGGGAAGAGAGTAGGTGGAGCTTTAGGATCTCTTACTGCTGGAGCTGCAGGTGGAGCAGCTATGGGTGCTCTTTTTGGACCAGCCGCTCCTTTTTTTGTGCCAGTATTTGCAGCTCTTGGCGCTGGTCTTGGTACAACAGCATTCCTTTTATCGGGAGTTTCTGAAGATGAGCAGCAAGATATTATAGAAGGTGCTCGAGATATAGAAACATATAAAAAAAAGAAAGTATTAAGTAAGAAAGAGATTAAACATAAAAATAAACTTTTAAAGAAGTTTCCTATTCTTCGCAAGGATTCTGCATTAATTGCTAGAAATGCTCCAAATATAACTCCTGAAGTTAAAAAGGAAATGGCGAATCTTAATGCTGAATTAAAAAAGCATCCTGAAATTGAGAAAAATGTTAACGATGTACGTAACGATATTGTTCAAGGAAAAGAATCATTAACTCCTTTGGCTAGAGCATTTTCAGAAGGTGGTATTACTGATGAATCAGGCAGACCCAAGGGAAATGCATGGGAGGGTTATCCTGCTCAGCAATTAAGATTCCAGAAGTTTTCTCCTGAACAAATAGCGGCTCAGAACCAAGTTCGTAATATGGCGCTTGAGGGTCTTGGTAAAAATCAATTTGATTTTGCACCAATTGAACAACAAGCTCGTGAAGGATTTGCTCAAAAAACTATTCCTGGAATAGCAGAAAGATTTTCTCAATTAGGTGCTCAAAGATCGAGTGCTTTTCCACAGCTTTTAAGTCAATCTGGAAAAGATCTGGAAACAGAACTTGCTGCCATGAAACAAAATTATGGATTAACACAACAACAAGCTTTACAGAACCTTTTAGGTATTGGGCTTACTCCACAATTTGGATCTGTTTTTTACGCTGGTCAGCCAGGAATGAGATCAAATCTTTTAAATAAAGCTGCTGATTTTATTACACCTGAGCTTATTGGTCAAGGTTTAGGTGCTTTCAAATCAGGCGCAGGAAAAGCTGGAGAATGGATTTATAATAAGTTTAATAAACCAGGTGATCAGGACGGTAGTTTAGAAGGTTCTATGGGTGCAGATAGTGGTTTTACTCCTTCAGCTCCTTTTGGTGCTAATCCTATACAAGATTCGCTGAAATTGTTGAGTCCAGGTCAATCTGCAACAACAATGGCTAATAGCCCGCTTGGAGCAAGTCCGAATTTCAAAAGTGGATATATGGATACAATGAAAGCTTTATATCCTAATGCTAAACTTTAATATCGAGAGGGAATAATTATGGAAGGTATTCAAGTACTTCAAGGGCCACTTTATCAAGGTGGACTTGGTAATGATTTGGTGAATGCTTTTGGAACAGGACTTCAAAGACTTGCTGAGCATAAATTGAATGATATTTTGCAAGAAAAAGAAACACAAAAAAAATCTCAATTCTGGAAATCTTTAGGCATTCCTGAAGAAGCTTCAAGATCTTTAGCTAATGCTCCTATTGGAATACAGCAATCTATTTTAGATAGACTTGAAAATATTGGATTTAATGGCCAATCTCAAGCTAATCAACCAAGCTACCAACAGCAAGCTATGCAGGCAGGATCTCAAGCAGGAGCTCAGGCAAGAATGCCTCAAGGTCAAATGGCTCCTCAAGGATCAATGATGCAGCCAAAAGGTATGGGTCAACAGCAAGCTGTTTCTCAAGATTCTGTTTTTAAATTAGGTCCAAGTAAAGAACAGCAAAAACAGCTTAATGAACAAAGAAAAATGAAATTTGCTGAACAAAAAGAGATTAATAAGACTGTACTGCCTTATATTAAAGAAACTCAAGATAAGGCAAAATCAGCTAAAGAAAATGATGTTCGGTTAAATAGAATGGAAAAACTTGTTCATTCTGGAAAACTTAATAATCCGCAATTTGCAAGTTTATTGAAAACCATAAAACATGGTGTTTTTGGGGTAGGAATAGATTTTGAAGGTCTTTTAAGTCCTGAATCGCAAGAATTTAACAAAATTAGTACTGACTTTGTTAAATCTGCAAAAGATATTTTTGGTAGTAGGCTTACTGATACTGATTTAAAGACTTTCCTTCAAACTGTTCCGACACTGTCTCAATCTAACGAAGGAAAATTGTCGGTTATTAATAATCTTAAAATCATGAATAAGGCAGCAGAAATTAAAAATAGAGTTGCTCGAGAATTATTGAAAGAATATGGTAATAATCCACCATTGGATTTTGAAGCTGAAGTTGAAGAGATTGCAAAGCCAGAACTTGATGCCTTGGCTGCAAAGTTTGAAGCTGGATATCAAGGTAAAAAGACTAAAACAAGCAGTCTTTTAGGTGATGTTGTTGGATCAATAGGGCAAACTCTTTTAGGAAATTCTTAAAAGTTACCTATTTTTACAACATTTTTTAAAAAATACCCAATATATAAAATATGGGGGGAAGTGCATGCAGATGAGCCAAAAAATGAATCTTATGAATCTCATGAATAACCCCCTATATCCTATATACTTCTTTAACCAACATTAATAATACTATATCATATATGCATATAGTTGCAAGTATATATAAATATATCTACTTCACTTAGACTTATCTTCAAAATTGATCATGTTTGCCAGTATTCCGATTACATAATCCCTCATAGTTACACCTCTGTTAGCAGCATATTCCTTGAGCTTGTACTTCATCTTTTCAGATATCTCTATATTGAGTCTGACGACTCTATCTTGTTTCTTATTCATAATTCCTACTTCATTAAAATATTTTATTATCATTGTATCACTTGAGTAGCTTTCTTAAAAGAACCTGTGCTTTAATAGGGGGGTATATTTTTAGAAATTGTATGGTTCATATATAAGGAATGTTACATGGGTGTAAATAATAATTTTCGTCTTACGGCTTATGGTCAAAAGAATCCAAGCCAAAACTTAGCTAAAATTCCATTAGTTTCAACCAGAGACCCTAATTCATCTGATCAGGCTCCTATTGGTCAAATATGGATTAATAAAGCTACTGATGCTTACTTTGTATTGACCTCAGTAAGTACTGGTTCTGCAAACTGGACAGCTCAATCAACTGGTTCTGCTACTCAAGCTTCGCTTCAGATCACTGGTGGTTCTGGGGATGTTCTTGTTGTTGATGCTGGTGGTGATACAGATTTAGGTGGAACGCTTGATGTTGCTGGTGATGCGACATTTGCAGCTAATGTAACTGTAACTGGCGACCTTGTTGCTAATGGTGATTTTGATCTAACTTCAGCATCAGCTATATCATTTACTTCAACAGCAAATGCTGCTCCATCTATTTTGTTTGAAACAAATGGTGGAACAACTGAAACTATTGAGATTTATGCTAATCAAGGTACATCTCTTGAATCTATTGATATTCATTCTGATGCTAGTGGTATCGCTCTTGAAGCAGCAAATAAAGCTGATGTTAAAGCGATTAACTTAATTGCTGGTGCTGGTGGTGTTACGCTTGATGCTGTTCTTACTTCAGCATGGAACGTTGTTGGTGCTGGTGCTGATATCCAACTTAATGCTACTGGTGGTTCTATTGCGGCAACTGCAACTGAATCAACAGCTGGTGCTATTACTCTTTCTGCTTCAGGAGCTGCTGGGACATTAGTACTTGAAGGTGTTGGTGGAGCAACATTAAAAACTACTAACTCAACACTTGCTTTAACTTCAGGAACTGGTGCAATCAACGTCGGCGCAGATGCTTTCGCTCACTCGGTTAGTATTGGTAATAATACAGGAGCTACTGCGGTTTCTATTCAAGCTGGTACAGCTGCTGCTGGTTCTATACTTATTGGAACAACCGCAAACGACGTACCTGTCACTATTGGTTCATCTACAGGTGCTTCAGCAATCGTAATTGCTGGTGGTACTTCGGGTGTTACGGTTGGTGCAAACGCAGTTGCACATCCGGTAACTATTGGTAATAATACAGGCGCTAGCGTTGTTGCAATTAATGCTGGTACTGCTGGTGCTGGTGCTGTAAATATTGCTACAACTGCAAACGACGTTCCTGTAAACGTTGGTAACTCAACCGGGGCAAGTGGAATTACTTTAAATGCTGGTACAGCTGGTGTTCTTGTAGGAACAAACGCAATTGCTCACCCTGTCACTATTGGTAACAATACAGGAGCTACTGCGGTTTCT